TTTCTTTGCTCAGATCGACGATGATATTTGGTACAGTCGAAAGTGGCAATTTATAAACTCCTCCAATAACTGAATTGATTAGATCATCTGCTTCTGCGATTTTTTGTGTGATATACGCATCATTTATCAAGGTCGTGTCTTTGAATGGTGTTTGTTTGCGCACATCTGATGCTAATGAGTAGGGCATTATTTTGTGATTATTTTCATTATAATTTCTCTAAATTCTTTGAGATCAGTTTTCATTTCATTCACTTCTCGATAAATTCCGTTCACTTTTTGCCACAATATGCCTGCCGTGGTAGCAAATCCGAGAAGAGATACAATTACACTTATTTGCAATGTTATTGAGTCTGTCATACACCTTGATATTTTTGATGAAGATATGCGGAAATTCCTGAACCGAAAATCTGAATAGCCCAATTGATTGAGCCAAAATCATGACCAGCAATAAAATCTACCAGAAAGACAAGAACTGTCCCGATTAAGCCATGTAAGCATAGCCATCCGATAGCTTTCCAATCTTTAAGATTTGTTGTTCCTGATGGTGAACCTGTATTCATATTTTTTTTGATTAAGGGATATTAAGAAAGACTAGCAACATTTTCAATTGGAGAAAACATTGCATAAATTTTAATTTTTCCAGCTGTTATGGCTCCAGTAGCAACTGTCAAAATGATCGGACCATTATTTACAACAGTTTTCTCCAAAATATTTTTATAAGAAACCTTAAAAGCGGGTGTTCCTCCACCTGTCTGATCTTGCCAAACTTTATTTACTGTCAAATCTGTCGCTAAAATATCCGGACAAAAAAGTGCTACATCATCGGAAGTTCCGATTGAAATATGTCCTGCACCTGCCGAAACTGGCAAAACCTCTCCGATTACAAAGATTCTTACCGTTCCAGCACCAACAGGAGTCCACAAAGAAATTGTGCCGATTGCACCTTTTCCAGCCGTTCCATCAAAAGTTATTTCCTTCAAATAGACTGCTCCTTTATCCGAAGTTGCAAGAGGGAAAAGCACACTCGGCGGTCTTGCTACTCCATTTATATCTGTTTGTAACATGGTGAAAAATTATTAAAAATTATTGCATGTAGCCCATCCTCAAGAAAATTTCTGCACATTCTTGATCTGCGCTAACAAGTTCATCTTTGTGATATATCGTTCCATTAAATTTAACATTTCTATTCATAACATAAGATGGGCTTATGTCATTTTTCTGAATTGAACCAGTTGGTTGATTTGATTGTTTTTTAGCCATATTTTTAGCTTAAAGTATTTGTTCCTGATGGTGTTCCTGCTGAATCTGATGAAGTTGTATCTGGTGCGCCAGTAAAGGCAGGAGCTGAATTAGTACCACTAGGAGTGCCGGCTGATACGGCAGTAATAGCTTCTGCGAGACCATTTGCGGTAATTGAGGTCCAACCATCTGAATGTTTAGTCTCGATTCCTAGATCGCCTGGACGATACCTAAATTGACTTGCAGATAATTCGTTGTTAGTAGTTTGTTGTGCTAATACTGCTTTGGTATTAGTAGAACAGCAAGAAATGATAGAATCAGCACCAAAACTTGCGGAAACATCCCAGTGATCTGTCAATGTTCCTGCAACAGTGGCTGTTTTGCCCGAAGTATCTCCAGTAATCGTTTCCAATGCCGTAAATTCTCCGCTTGGCGCAGTAACTACCAAATATGTGGTATGAACTGAATTGTCCTCTGCAACAGTGGCTGTTTTGCCCGAAGTGCCTCCTGTGACAGTCTCGCCAACGGTAAAAGTTCCAGAAGCTGCAAAAATATATAATCTGAGCGTACTTGCTCCTTGTGTTTCATTGGCTGCGGCTAAATTATGCTGATGTGTATCCAAAGCATTGCCCATGAATGTTGGTGCTGCCACTGTTCCAGTTGGTGTTACCGTATGTGTATGTCCAGCAAGTGCATTTCCTGCAAATGTGACTGTGAGAGTCAATTTTGCAGCTGTAACTGCTCCATTTTGGATAGTGAATACGCCAGTATCCGAAATGATAACATCTCCACTTTGTGCGACTGCTGCCGCTAATCCTGCTGCATTACCAACAAGAACCTGATTATGAGGTAACGAGATATCTCCAGGACTACCAGTGCCAACGAGTTTGAATTGGCATGCTGTTGCAGATCCTACGTTTTCATAATTTGCTGATGTACCATCGGCTTGATTTGTTTTCGTAAAGAAGGCTCCTTTTTTATATCCAGCCTCTCCATTTGTTGGTACGGTAGTACCAGCACATTCATTGACATTGAAATTTGAATCAAAATCGAATGCTGTTATCGTGGTGGTGTCTGGTGTTACCGATACGCCAAGCCTAAGCGTTCCAGGACAAGCCACAATCTGTCTTTCTAACTTTACTGCAAAATTCATAAAAGTGAATTAAATGATATTTATATATTTGAAATTTTTGTTAATACCTGTTCCACTATTTTTTATATTATAAATTCGCCCTTTCACTCCAGTGGGTGATGGAAGAGTAACGGTGAAAGAATTGGCAATACAATCAATAGTATAATCAAATTCCGTCGCAATATAATCTGCTATTTTTGCCACATAAGAATGGCATACTGATCCTAAAGCAATAAATATTGAATTTGATGATTTAGTGCCTATCGCTAGGCTAATCAAATCTAATAACGTAATTTTTTTATATTCTGTACCTGACATTTTTATGAATTAAGATCTTTTTTTAAACCTTCCAAAACTTCTCTTTGTTTAGCCTCCTCTTCTGGAGGAAGACCCTGAGCAATTAAATCTTCAATGTTTTTAATATCCCTGAGCAAGAGTTCGTTTATCATATAGTTGTGTTACGAATAGTAGTGAATGAAGCAACAATATCTTCCGATGCCGTCGCGGGATCGGTCACTGCTTTAATAGAAATTGTATCCGCTGGGAAATTCCACCAGTTCCATGTAGTTCCATTGGTGTGTCCAGTAGTGTTGGTGAATCTAATATAAACTCCATCGGCTAATAGTTGCCAATCGCCTGTGATAGCTACACCAGCTGCATTAGCAACCACTCCTCCAGATGTATTATATTGAGTCCAACTAAATTGGTCTGGCGTTCCTGTAGCAGAAATGATCAATGAAAACGAAGTGATGATTGAATTGGTATATCTTCCTTTATTGACTAGATCAGTTTGTCCTGTTCCACCGCCAACTTCATAAATGTGACCTGTGTATCCACATTTAATTTCAATTGGCGTATCGAGGACTATTCCACCAAATTTTTTATCCGCTGTAAGGCTTACCGTGGCCGGCGTAGCCACTCCATTCACCATCACGGTGTACGTATCAGTAGCAGCACCACCAGGTGCTACACGTGCCTGAACCTCAAAATCGGAAATAAGTTCTTTAACATGTGGAATATATAGAGGATAAGCATTAGACGACAGCCCCCCACCATGTGTGAAAAAAGCTGTTGTATTAAGTGGAAGTGCACCAGAATATCCATAATCTTTAGCAATGAACGGATCTGTATCTGAGGCGTATTGAATTAAAGAATCTTTTGAAACCTGATTTGTTGAAACGCCGTTTATGATATATGGGGAAGAACCAGGTCCATAACCGTGTGGAACAGGATTTGAACCAATATCAAGAGTGATGACAGAAGCAGCAACCGTGTTTATCAAGAAAGTATTAAGAGAATTTGTAAATCCTCCTTGATCATAAATAAAGCCTAGTGTCTGTCCATTCTGATAATTATATCTTGTAAGAAGGTTGTGTTCTACTACGTTAGTAAGAGCCGAAGTCACACCACCAGAAGAAGCCGTTACAATATCATTTAAAACAAAAGTACCTGCGGTGATCTTGTAGAGAATCTGCGTCGATCCAACTGATTCAACAATACCTGTTGTCCCCGATAGACTTCCCGTGATGGTATCGCCAATATTTATCGGATTTGTATGTGATCCAAATTGAATAGCCGAAGCCACTACTACGGTATCGGGATTTGTGTCGTAGATTGCAAGTCCTCCCCCTTCTTGAAGCTGAACCACATTTGTATAAACTGGCATTAAAACTCTTGATCCAATACGTTTGCATACGTTTTTAGTGTTTGGAGAAATCACTACTCTTGATGGAGTTGTGCCTAGAGCAATAAAAGAAGTCTCATTAGCTGTTTCCTCAAATTTAGCCCCAGGAGAAGTTGACATAATTGAATTAGAATTCTTAGCTGTGATAGTTGTCGTTGAGGGTAAAAAAGTTCCACCAGAACCAATCATAATTGTTGCAGGTGTACTAGCTTTATCTGTTTCTCTAGTGAGATTTTCTCCATAAATTTGACAAAAATTAGTCATTACTCCTCCAGATTGAATAAGGATTCCTCCCCGTCCACCAGTAGAATCGGCTATCATACTAATTTTCCTCTGAGCAAAAGTATTTAAAGAATCTCCTGATCTATACCAGTGAGCACCCGTTAAAATCAATCCAAAATAACCGGTTCCACCAGACATGTTATAATTTGCATTATCAACAAATTCCGCATCGGTGGATAACAGTATTCCGGTAGTAACGATTGCCGTATTTCTAATCCAACTTCTTACATTTCCAGTTGAAAAAGCATTTATTCGACATTTACCAGCACCAACAAAGAATTGGTCTACATTAACAAAATTTAAGTTTTTCCATGAGACATTAGAATCGGCAATTGCCATACCACTTTTCACTCCACTTCCACTTCCTTGAATTGTCAAACCATCCAATACATAAAAACACTTCAAATTTCTGAAAGATAGAGTAAATTGATTAACCAATGTATTTCCTATGATATTGACATTTTCTGGATGTAGAATGTTTCCAATAATATTGATGATGTTCGTTCCTAACGTACCACTTGAAGCATAGTCAGAATTGAAGAAATCTGGAAAATTGATGTTTTCATTGTAGGTTCCATCCCCAAGATACAAATTACAATTTCCTTTATTTAGGGATGCAGCGGCTGTTAATCCTGCCATGAACGTTTTTTTAGGTAACAATTGAGTGCCAGGATTATTATCATTACCAGTGGCATCATCTACATACATGGAAAATCCAGTGAGCTGCTGAGACTCCTGAGCAACAAAATTACATAAAATAGAACTGCCGATATTCATATATCTACATAGTTCTCCATCTATTGCATCTGTTTTTATAAAAATACAACCTTTTTTGTAACCCGACTCTCCCGAGGGAATGGTAGTGCCTTCACACTCCATAACTAAAAAATACTCATCAAAGTCGACGATAGTAACCGCTGTACTATCAGGAGTAGCCAATATACCGCCCCGCATGGTTGCCGGAGCGGTCGTTATCAGCTTTTCGACTTTGACGGGGTATTTTAAGTTACTCATTGAAAATTAAGACTATAAATTATGCAATGGCATTTTTGATTAAATATGCAGCGTTTGCATCTGTAATATTTTGATCATAACTATATCTGACACGAATAAAGTCCGCAATTACAGCATTTTCCCTATATGTGTCAACGACACGAGGAACATCAAACAAAGTGTAGCCAAAAGATGGCTGCATAATGCTTGGAGAATCTGGGGTGTAATGCAACCAAGCATGTTTACCCCATAAATCTGTGATATTAGAGGTTTGTCCTTCAATAGCAAGATCGCCCACTGCTTCACCAACGAATACATTTTTCAAATTGAAAAATTGTTTCAAGAAATTACCCATATCAGTATCGGAAAGCTGACCACCATTTGTGTATTTAACAGCATCCCTAATTTCTGGATGAATTTTAAGAGCTTTGAAAACTGTATAACTCACGCTGAGTGAATTTGGTCTTCGGGCGATTGTTGTACGGATTGCATCAATACCAATGTTAATGTCCTCAAGTGGCTTAGAGGTAGCAGCATTATTCCACTGATCTCCACCTGCAAGAGTAACATTATTTGTCAAAATTCCGGTATTTGCCATTGCATTGGCAAGAGCATATTCTTGATTTTGCCAAAGATTGTCCATTACAACTTTGACCGCATCACGTTTTGCGTCGTACGGATCATCTTGATTGTTCATGAATTCATCAGGAACCTTTTTTTCCAAAGCATGTTCTTGACAAACATATTGTCCTTGAGAAACGCTATAATCCACTGATTGCGCTCTATCTCCTGGATTTCTTGTTGTCTGTCCAGCATAAACACGGAGATTTTCCTTTCCATATTTTGCAACTTTACCTGTTTTTTCTTTAACTTTAAGAGGCGGCATAATGAGCTCGCCAATATAACTTGGATTACTATAAAACAATGAGAATTGACTCAAAATTTTATCGACTTTCGTCTGACCAAGTTGTGGGCCGAATACTGTCATATTTTTGATTGTTAGAATTTAAAACTATGCGCTTAATGTTCCACCTCCAAGTAGGACGACCGTCAAATCTCCGTTTGAAGAATTTTGAACAGCTTTTGAACCATATTTGTCTTTGTTGGCTGTTGCAGCCACACCTTTACCGTTTGCGTCAGATTTTATAAATTGATCCTGTGTAATATCTCCCGCGGTATAAAGCTTTGAATAACCAATTGATCGGACTACACCGACGACTGGAGCACCCGTTGCACCTTTTGGAGCATTTTGGAGGATGCCTATTGATTGATCCCCTGCACCTGCAAGCACTAAATAATTACTTGCATCTTTCTTGACATAGAGATATTGACCAGCGGATAGATCACTTGCAACCAAGTGTTCTATATCTTGACCGATAATCTCTTTTGGCATTGTGATTTCATTTGTTGAAGCCATCTGAAAATTTTGTTAAAAGTTAATAATTACTCTCCTTTCTCTAGCTTTTGCATTGCCATTTTTTGAGCTTCGGAAATATTCTTTGCCTTGCCATCTTTAAGCAATGTTTCTGCTAAACTAACGACATTTTCCTCGCTTAATTTGACTTTTGAGACTTTTACGCCGAGGCCACCTCTTATGGATAGATCTACAGATTTAACAAGAGACATGAGTTCAAAAAACTCTTCTCTCTTGTCTTCACTTAGACCTACTAAGAAGTTGGTCACTTCTACGAGCGTTTCTTCATCCGCAACAAAGCCAATTTCACGATCGTCTGATAAAACTAATTCGTCCTCAATTCTCTCTTGCAATTCTTGACGAGCAATTTTTTCTTCAAGCTCAATTCGTTTTTGCTTTTCGGCCTGAAATTCAGCAAGAGAAACATATGATTTCTTTTCAGAAAGTTTTTTACTCTTTCCTTTTTCTGTTCCAGAATCTTCTTCCTCTTCCTCTTCCTCTTCTGCTTCATCCGGTTCTTTTCCGTCATCTTTATATTTATCTTTCACTTTTGAGGCCATATCTTCGAGTTTTTTCTTGTCTGCCTCTTCCATTTCCTCGGCATGATCTTTTAAATGTTTTTTCATCATGTCGTTAAATTCGTCAAGATCACCTTTAGTGATTTTTTCTTTGTCCATAAGATCACCAAACTTTTTTGCTAAAACTTTCATATTGTTTTGATTAAGATATATATTTGCTTTTTCTGATAAACTCACTGGGGCCATGCCTTTAACTGCGGGGATATTTGTTAATGCCGCACCGATAAAAACATTGCGCACCTTTTTGCCAGTTTTTGCGTCGGGCCAGCTTGGTGCAAGCTCGGAACTGGTGAATTTGAATTGTTTAGATTCAATTTTTTCACGTCCGAGAGGTGTCCATTCGACCTTAGCCATAAGAGTGTCGCCATCAACATATAAATCCTTGATCCACCCTGCGGCCTCGCCCTCTCGATTATGTCCTATGTTTATTTGTAATTCTGATCCATATACATTGTTTTGGAAATTCTTGACATATTGCTCAAGCATTTCTTTTGTAACAGTAAGATCCCTATCCAAAATCTTACCAATTCGCAAAACTTCGATTATTGAAATGTCGGTATTATTCAAAAAATCAACATATTCAAAAGGCTCTTCATATTCTTGATAGTTTTCTGTTTCCTGATCTTTTAAAATGCGCTGAAATTTAGCAATAAGGGCGGCTTTTTTCTCTGTTGGAAGCCCTTTAACTTGTCCAATTCTTGCTAAAGCGTTCCGAACATGGGCAAGATCGGGAGTGCCGCTGGCATTCTTGTATGGAAGATGCCTCAAAGATCGAGGTGTCGTCTTCCCTTCCTCATCTTTTTTTCCACCATCCTGAATCCACCCAAAAGAGGAATCTGGAAGGTTATTAACTGCTGCCGTGCTCCATTCCGCTTCCTTATTGATCGCCATATAAAGATTTTTATATATTGACGATCAAGTCGTTCTAATTTGAATTTAGCACTAATTAGGATTAGCGCAAGTTATTTTCATGAAAGTATTGCATTTTGATCTCGGGCATTTAATTTCTATCTCAAGATTTCCAAGAGAAATTTGATTTTCAATCATAAAAAGAAGTTTATTGCATGTCGGACAACGAACATCGTTATTCCTGTAATCTTTTTTTGATTTCGGACTCAGCCTCACCTGATAAATCATTCGCAGGAGTTTTTAATTGCTTAAAAGCATTCACGGTCGGGATTCCAGCGACGGTCTCAAGAGAATTTGCGGCTTTTGGATTTAAGCCGATTTTTGGCGGTAATTCTTCGCCAATCATTATGGGAGTCCATAATCCCCGACAATTATAATGAACCTGATCTAGGTTCTGCATAGGGTCATTGGGAGCGACGACATTATTATCTATAGATAAACAAAAATTACATGTTCTGCCATCAAGTAATTCGCTCCTACGATAACCGATAATTTCTATCGAAAATTGTTTAAAAATTGTTCTGCGTCCATTATTTATATTTTCTCCTACAATGTTTCCAGAAATATTGTTAATCATTCGGCTTGCTTTGTCCTGTAGTGTTTGCTGGATGATGGCTAGGACCGTGGCCGTAGATAAATCTTTCACTAAACCTTCATGGGCTTTTTGTTTTGCCGCAGTATTTAATTCGGATACAAAAGCATCTGCCAAGGCATCCGCATTGAGATTCATTAGCTGGATATTCTTCAATGGAGTGGCTGGCACGGATTTTTTCATCTCAAGAGCTGCTCCGATCTTGCCCTGCTCGAATGATTTTTTAATCCAATGAATCAAAATCGGCGCGATGACTGAATAACTTATAAATAAGGACTTTCCGATTGATTTAACGTCATCTGAATCGATCTTATTTTTAATTGCATTAAGTCCTGCGATAATTCCTGTCTTTGTAGCTTTTATCAATTCGTCTTTAAAATCTTTTTCATATTCATTAAAAACTTCATTCAAAAAAATAAAATTAACTTTTTTTTCCTGTGGAGACAGAGCACGCCAGGCATGAAATTTTTTTTCATGTAAAAAATGTTGATCCATCGTAGCCTCTCTCAATTCTTCAAGAAGGATTTGATTTTGCTGCTTATTGCAACGCAAATCCTTCAATGCAACCAAAAGAATATTTTTTGCCGCTGTGGATTTGCTTTTATCCAAAAGCCGACGAATTTTCTCCTCTAGCATTTCTGCTTTTTGGATATTATCAATTGATTTTTCAATTGTTTGCGCCGATTTCATCGACATTTTTTTTGGGTTGAATATTTATTTGACTGACTTGTTGCCTAGCTTCTTCCGCCTCCATCAATTCTTTTTCCTCATCGGTAAATTTTGGAAGATCAAAATTATTATTGATAAATTCTTTCATCTTGAGATTTGGCACAATAAAGCCAGAATCCGTCAAGACCTTGATCCAAGTTGCCATGTCCGCTTTATTGATTTCACCAACATGAGAAATTGAAAGTTTTGGATAAATTTTTCTTTTGCCAAAATTAAGATTAACCAATTTTTTGATTATCTGCGTCGTAAAAGCATCCGCAAAATAATTAACCCTATCTTGTGCATAACTTAGGAAAAATCCATGTGCATCTTGTGCAAGTGCATATGACCCTGTTTCCTTATCCGTTGCCAATCCGAGAAAAGAGGCCAAAATAGAAGCAAGAATCATCTGATCATGATGCTGAATTTGATCTTTTATGTCTTCTCCTGCTGTGCTTCTTCCTTGTGGAGTTAATATTTGAATTGTCCAATCCTTATTTGGCAATACAACATAACTTTGCTCATTGCTACGTAGATTTTTGATAATATCTATCGATTTAGAAATGTCTTGATCTCCCGCACTCCCTGGCATTGTTAATACTGGTGTACCAACGCCATATCGTTCGGCTGAAATTGCCGCAATATTATATAAATTATTTTTAAGATAGAAATGCTTGTAAGCAGATCTTAAAATTGACATTCCGGTAATATCATCCCCCTCCATATCATTAGTGAAAACAACGCATTTATTGATTGGAATTTCAACATAATAATTTTTGACTTCATCGGTCCTGAGAATTTGTACAATTCCTCTTGTGCCATCCATCAATTTCCAACGCAGAATTGAGTGTTGAATACGAGGTGCTAGATCTTTTATAAAGAATTGTCCATTTTTAAATTCCCAGATAATTTCAAATACTGAAACACCAAAATCAAAATATGTCAACGCTTCACGCAAAAATTCCTTCCATCCCCTTTCCATGGAAAAAATATTATCTTTGCAAAATTGACATATTTCCTTATCTTCTGGATCGTCTGAATCAATCGTTATATCATAATTTGCGGATAAAAAGGGTACTTTAATCGCCTTGAGTGCTTGAGAGCATCTACCATCACCACGACGCATCTCCTCGGCAGTATCGACACGGTTTTGCATGTCTTGCCATGCCGAGTCATATTCTTCGTGGAAAAAGCCACCATAGCGGAATGTTCCCGAATCGCCAATAACTATTGGCAAAACATCTTTTGGAACAGGCGGAAATAATGTTTCTGGATTATTTTGGCCAGCGATAGAGACTCCATAACCAGGATTTGCAGCCGCAAAAGGATTTTGTCCTGGTAGTGGATTTTTTGGAATTGCTGTTTGTGGAAATTGTAATTGAGGATTCTGATTAGGCGACGGTGGTGTTTGTGGATCTGCCATATATTTAGAATTTTTTATTTAGAAGTCCTGCGGTAATTGGCCTTTCTCCTATCAATTGTTGGGCAAGTCTCTCTTGAATTTGTGAAAAAGAAACGCCCGACCTATTGGCCCATTCTAGGCAATATATGAGAGCATCAATGTCGTCATCATGTTCAACATCGGGAAAGGCTGTTAATTTTTCTGCAAATGCTCTTTGCGTGGAATGAAGGTGTATTTCTCCCCTTTCGAAAGCGGCTTGGTGCATCTGCAATCTAGCCACCTTGTCTTTTCCCTCTGGCTCCACTGCAATTAGCGGAATATTTCTATTATCATTATTTACATTTGGCAAGTCAATCTTTTTCGCAATCCATTCCAAAAGAATTTGGTATACTGCAACCTGAGTCAATACTTTTTCAACGCCTGCCGTCAAAACGTGTTTATGTCTTTGACAAGTTCGTACAAATAAAGCGGCTTGTTCAATTTGGCTCATTTTTCCTTCAAGTCTTTCAATCAAATATCTATGTCTGTCACCCGACTTGAATCCTACTACACAAAGACCGTAATAATCGGCGGTCTTACTTTCCCCCGCTTGCGGATCGAGCATAATTATTTTCATCAATTCTGATTCATTCTCGATATTCTGATAGAAATTCGGCTCAATCCAATTCATCGGAACGAGGGAAGTTTCTAAATTGATAGGAGTATTCAGGTATTCTTGCGAAAAAGCATATGTGCCAATTTTGTTTTTTATTTCCATTAACTTCTCTATCGAAAACATCTCTGACCAAATCGGCTGGTCGTTCTCAACTGCTTTTCGGAAAATTCCGCCGTGCTGTTTATAGAATTTTAACAATTCACAATTAGGACTTAATACTGTACCAATCATTTTGATTTTTGCCCTGCTCGCATCTTTAGACGGAAAAATTACGTTATATAGCCAATTATGCAATTTTTCTCGCCTATCTGCACTTCGGACCTCTTCATCATCTTCAATATCATCAAGAATAATTTTTGTCGGACGTTGATTTTTAATATTAACACCTCTTCCTTTGGCTGCTCCTCTAGCCACTACGTTCACCATATTTATTGTTTGGAAATGTTTATTTGTCCATTTTCTTCCGAAATTAGATTCTGGAGGAACTAAATTACCGTATATTGACAATAGCAGTTCGTTATTTTCTAATTCGGACTTGATGGATTCAAGGTGAAAACCTGCATCTGCAAGAGTGACTCCAACATATAGAATTACTGGTTCAATTGAATAAACAATATCATGAATAGTGTCTATTTTTTCCCACGTTGATTTTGCGTGTGCGCGTGGAAAAATAATCGCTGAGTCATCTGGTTTTGAAAATTCCTCAAGAAGATCAATATGACAGTCTGGAACCTCTGTTTCTCCTTTGATAATATGCGGAAAGAAGAATTTACCAAAAATGTATAGATATTTTTTATCTTTTAAATAGTTTTTAATCCAGATTTTCTTCTCTTGTAACGGCTGTTTAATCAACTCGTCCAACCATTCTAAATATTTAAGCATTTTTCTTTTTGTGGTCGGCTATTTTTTTATTGATAATCTCTTCAAGATTCAAATCAACCTCACCTGTATGTTCAACTTGTTGTCTTAGATTAAATTCATCCCGCTCCCTCCGCTCAAGCCACCATTTTGAATTTTCAACATCTTTTTCTTCCACGATGGACTTTACAACATTTTGACGTGCTTTTATTGATGGGGTTAAGCGCAAAGATTGCAGTTTCGTTGCGAAATCAGGATGCGCCTTTAGATAACGATGATAGGAATATCTCGAGATTTGTGCGTATGTACAACATTTTTCCACTGGTACGTCAAGCTGTGCGCCTGCTTCTAATTTCGCTCTCACTTCATCCACATTCTTACCATCAAACCATTTTCTTCCTGCTTTTGATTTCTTCTTTTTACCTGACATTATTGATAATAGTTAGTTGGTGAAATGCCGAGCCTATTTCTTACAGCACAAGACTTACTACAGAATATCTGCTTGATCTGCTTATCCGTGTGCAGCTTTGCGTTTCTTTCATACGGTCTGATTTTTGATAATTCAATCTTTTCCATTAAAATTCTTTTGTAAATTTTATTTCAATATCTTTTTCTTGAAGAACGCTTTGTTGTAGATTTTTCATGAATAATTCAAAAATGTCATTTGATACTTTTTTATTCTTTTTGACTGCCTGTAAAAGCGTGGATAGAAGATAAAAAAGAGGTCTCAGTCCAGATAGTCCATCTGGCAAACAATAACTAGCCATGATTGATCTATTTATTCCATTATTTTTTTCTCCAACAAGAATATAATCTTTAAAAAAATATTCTTCTGGCAAAGTCGTTCTATTTAACTGGATTGTTATTTTGTTCATTTGGTGATTTTATGCGATCAAAAATCTCTTTCAGTCCATCTCTACAATCAACCATATCGTCTAATGAAATGAAAATTGTGCGTTGTGCATCCATTTTGACTGGATATAAACCCATGCGATTAGCGATTTGCATTGTCACTTGTCCACATGCGTATTGAGGAATCCTGCCGAAACTGGTTATATGATTGACTCTTTGTGCGAGAGCCATATTAGGCTCAATATATTTGGGCTGTTTCCAGAATGATTCTCGTGAAGGATAGGGAATTGCCCCAGAATAATCCGAAATTTCGTTAATCATTTGTTTTATTTCTTCAAAAGTTATCACCTTCATATTGTTTGATTATATGTTTGAATTGTGAAATAAAAAATTTTAATTTATCCGGATATATTTTTTCGATAGATTCATGTTTGATTCTTTCCAGTCTTTGATACGCTTCAATTCCTCTTAATTCTATGATTTTATCTTTCATTTTTTGTTGTTCTTTGGCATCGGTAGAATGAACATGAGCCCTGTGATGTTCCACACACAAACAAATACCATTCGATAGGGATAATCCGAGCCTGAGCGGTGAACGTCCTTTTATGTGATGTGCATCAATACCCTTATTGCTGCCACAAATTTCGCATCTATAACCCGCAATTGCTTTTATTGCTCTTGCCCACCATTCAAATGCTTTTTTTGTTAATTCATTTGCCTCTTTGCTCATTCTGTCGTGCATTATTTAATTTTTCTGCAATCAATTCTTTTTCAATCAATCTCCTAGCACGTAAAAAGGAATCAATGAAATTTGCACATTCAATGTGCATTAACGGAGTCGCATTTTTTGATTGATTATCTGCAAAAACGTAAATTATATGCTTTCCGTTAATTTCTGAAATGATATATTCATGCCGAGCGGTGAGATAACTAAAATGATCTCCTTTCATTTCCCAGCCGTTTTTTTGCATATATTCAAGCATGTCTTTGATTGTTCCCGCCAAATCAAGAGCATTTTCTCTCACAAAAGACTCGATTTTGCGATAACGTAAAAATCTATAAATATTTATAGATAAAAGCCCAACCACGAAAGAAATTCCAAATATCATTATTACAATAGAGATCATTTTTAATTTTTAGGTAAATAAAATAATTTTGATTCAGTAATTTTTAAAATTTCACAAACTTTCATGCTATGTTTTGGGCGGATGTCGTGTATATTTCTCACCCATGAACATACAGTGACGGGAGTCACTCCAAGCATTTTTGCAAATATTTTTTGCTGAATTTTTCTCTTATCGAGCCAGTAACGAAGTTTATTTAGTTTTCTCATAATAAAAATATAACTTAAAATTTTAATCAAATCAATAGGAATTGAGGAGGGGGTTCGTTTGGCATCGGGATGTAAATTCCTAAATCGGCCGATGCAAATTGGCGAACTTTACTTAAATAATTTTCAAATTCATAAATGGATAGATGTTTTGTTGACAATATTTTGGGCAACTTTTGGCTCCTGTCACATAAAAAAAGATATTTAAGTCCTTCGTGAACTTCGTCATCTGTATG